TGCTCGGTGCGTTTCTTGCTGCCATAATCATCGATGCTGCGACTATACGTATAGACCAATTCGCCGTTGTCAGCCCGACTTACATCCATCTTGCTGGGGAGTAACGGATACAATCCCAGCACCTGGCCCCGGCCATCCCGAATGATCTGCGCATAAGCATTGCCCCAAAGGAGCAAGTGACTCATCATGGTCTCCCGGAAAATGAACGAGGTCATCTCCGGATTTGGCTCATCATGCAGCAACGCATACAGCGGATGATCCAGCACCTTTTCCTTGCTGCCATCCTCCGTATAGCGATACACGCAGAGCGGCAATCCGGCAATGGCCTCCGCCAAGATGCGGACGCAGGCATACACAGCAGTCACCTGCATGGCGGTCTGCTCGTTAACCGCCCGGCCTGCTGACGTCTGCCCAAACAAAAAGGACAGTCGCCCACTCAGATAATTCTTCGGCTTGTCCCTGGAACGAAATAGTTTTGTAAAAAGATTCAAGAAATTCCACCTCCATATTGAATAGAATATAAAATAGGGATATAATTAAAAAGTGGTTAAAATAGTATTAGATTGGCCTGCAGAGTACTATATAACATGTATGAAAGGAAGCATGCTATCATGAAGAAATTCGGAATCGCATTAATAGTTTTGGGGTGTATTGGGCTCTTTATTGGGCACATGATGTTTGGAGATATCGGAGTATCTTGTACATATTCCGCAATTATTGCAATTGTGACTGGCACTGGATTCATAAAAATTGATAATAACTTAAAGAATTAAACCGTCCTATAGAGGAGTGTGCATGTATGATTTGTCCTAATTGTCATAACGATATTGAAAAACAAACCAAGTTTTGTCCAGAATGCGGATATGATTTTGCCAAGAAAAAATGTCCTGTTAAATGCAGCCCAAATAAAAAATGGTACATTATCGGAGCTATCGCATTTGTTTTGGTTGTTCTCTGGATTTATTCTCCTTCAAATCCAACAGGCAGAGATTATAATTCGAGTAAACCACTTTCCACAACAACTACCGCCAAAAACAACAGTAGCTCTAATACAAAAACGACTACCGACACTCCTGTTGAATTAAATACCGCATTTGTTGCAGATGATTATGGTGAAATCACAATTCAAAGAGTAGATTTTACTGATGATGTATTACCTGATAAACCCAGTAGATTCTATTCGCATTACGCAGCCGATCCGGATAAGGTTTACTTGTGTGTTACAGCTACTATAAAAAACATGCAAAAAAAAGCTGTAAAAGCAGAAGATATTGCAAAAGTTGATGTTCTCTATGACACAAATGGATATGAATATCATTGCATGTCAGCATTAGAGCATCGCGGTGATTTAGATCCGGCCTTTTATAGCATAGATCCTTTGAATCCTGAAAAAATAAAATACATGGTTCAACTGCCTTCTTCAGTACAAAATGATGGCAAACCAATAAAGATACGCTTTACTATGGGTACTAAAAAATTCAGCTATTCATTTCGCTAATTAGCTAAATACTCATTATCATTCTTAGCTTGAATATTTATATCAACAAAATACCACGCCCGTCATATACGCTTTCCCCATTCTCATTTCCACAGCGAATTGCTCGGTCCAGTGCCATTATCGTGGCTACGACACCGTCAATCTTCTCTGTGGATTTTTCTTTGTCCGGCTTGATGTTCCCCGCCGGATCCGATTTGATGAAGATATTGTCCATCATCCAGCGCAGGACGGGGTGTCCGCCGTGCGCCATGCGCTTTTCCAAGGTTAACTTCATCAGTTCTTTGGTCGGCGGGTTCATATCTTTGAAGCCCTGACCGAAAGGCACCACGGTAAAGCCCATCCCCTCAAGATTCTGCACCATCTGCACAGCTCCCCAACGGTCAAAGGCAATCTCCCGGATATGGTAGGTCTCACCCAGCTTTTCAATGAACTTCTCGATGTAGCCATAATGCACGACGTTGCCCTCAGTTGTTTCCAGAAATCCCTGCTGATGCCATACATCATAAGGAACGTGATCCCGTCGGACACGCAGGTCAATGTTGTCCTCGGGAATCCAGAAATATGGCAGCACTTCATATTTTCCATTGTCTCCGTCCTCCGGTGGGAACACCAGCACCAAAGCCGTGATATCAGTGGTAGAGGATAAGTCCAGTCCGCCATAGCATACACGGCCTTTAAGTGTCTCGGGGATGACTGGGAACTTGCAGGCATCCCATTTCTCCATTGGCATCCAGCGGATAGCCTGCTTAACCCACTGATCCAGACGCAGCTGCCTAAAAGCATTCTCCTCGGCTGGATTCTGTCGGGCCGAGTCACAAGCAGTCTGTACCTTGTCGATCCCGACCGTGATTCCCAGACTCGGATTGGCTTTCTTCCAAACCTCCGGGTCGGTCCAATCCTCATCTTCTTTCGCACCATAGATGACTGGATAGAATGTCTTATCTATCTTGCGCCCTTCCAGGATGTCCAGTGCTTTCTGATGCTGCTCGTAGCAAACGCTATGCGTATCCGTCCCGGCTGTCGTGATGAGGAAGTACAGAGGCTGCATGCGGGCATCGCCAGAGCCCTTGGTCATGACATCGAACAGTTTCCGATTGGGCTGTGTATGCAATTCGTCGAACACGACACCGTGAATGTTGAATCCGTGCTTGCTATAGGCCTCCGCCGACAATACCTGGTAGAAGGAATTGGTTGGCAGATACACGATGCGCTTGGTCGAAGCCAGGATCTTTACCCGTTTGCCCAGTGCCGGACACATACGAATCATGTCTGCCGCGACATCAAAGACGATGCTGGCCTGCTGCCGATCCGCTGCGCAGCCATACACTTCAGCCCGCTGTTCGCCATCTCCGCAGGTCATGAGCAGTGCGACTGCAGCCGCCAACTCGGACTTACCCTGTTTCTTTGGGATTTCCACGTATGCTGTATTGAACTGCCGATAGCCATTGGGCTTCAGGATGCCGAACAAATCCCGGATAATACGCTCCTGCCAGTCGATCAGCTCGAACGTTTTTCCGGCCCAGGTGCCTTTCGTATGGCACAGGCACTCGATGAAATTGACTGCATAATCGGCAGCTTCTTTATCATAGGCCGAGTCCGTCTCCATAAACCTGGTCGGCTCGTAGTTTTCCAGTTTCCGCAAATCTAGGTCTTCCCTTCTATCACTAAGCAAAGAGTGGAACCCTCCTCCGCTGTTGGAAAAGGGCTCCGCTCTTGATTCAGTTGTATTCCTTCATAAGTATTGCCAGGGCAACCTCGGCCTCGTAGCCCTGTGGCTTAATGTCCCAGCCTCTGTCGTAGTTGGCTATGGTCGTTCCCTTCCGTTCCAGGATCAGTTTGGAAATCTTCCCGCCTTCAATCCCGAACTGGCTCCGGATCTTGTATGCTTTCACCCAATACTTCACCGCTACTCTTCCAATTCCGATAATGCCTTCATGCCACATTTTCAAATCCTCCTGTTCGCTTGTTTTACTTTGGCATGTATATATATCACTCTAACCGACATTTATAGCAAGCGAATTATTGATAAATAAAATGTATTTTACCCATCCCAATGAGAAATCTCAGTCTAGTCGACTAGACAATCCCGATAGGCCTTCTGCAGGATCCGCAAGTCGAAGCCAAAGTTCTCATAGGCCTGGGCCAATACATTGTAATACTGCATGGTCGGAATGCCGAGGTTCCTCTCCTCATGCATGATGTAGGCCATGCCGCTTACCGGTCCGGACTCCGTCTGGGCCTCGACGATCTTCTTGTAATAGAAACTCGGGCAGCCTTCATAGATATCCAGCCAGTGCTCATCCGCTTTGGATATCTTCCAGAGCAGCACCGGAACCTCGCGGCCCGACTTGCGCTCAATGGTAGCGTAGGCGCCCGTCCGTGAGCCCTTGAATAGCAGTTGCCAATCCTTCATCATGCCTTGTCCTAAAAGTTCCGCCTGAGGACAACGATGCGCCATCTGCACCAAGTCCATATTGCTGCCGTAGGCCACATAGATTTTCTTCTTCATGAGTTCTAACCTCGCTTTCTGCTTCCGAAGGAGCATCCCTTCTACTGCCCTAAGCCCGCCGAAGCGGGCCCTTGGGCTTTGGCTTGCTTTCAAGCCTGAGGGGTGCTCCTTCCGAAGCGGAAAGCGGCATCGCCTTCGAGGTTTTTCGTGAGGATATCCCGTGCGGTCGTGAATTCCTCCCCGATGAATCCCATCCGCAGGAGCCAAGTCCGCATCGCGAATTTCGGGTTCTCGTGCTGCGGTTCGCGCGGGCTGGCGCTCTTGATGGCTTTGGCCTGCTGGCTCATGGCCAGGCAAAGCTGGATGTAGCTTTTCAGTTCCCCGGCGTGTATGCCCCCCTTGCGATCCCCGCTCCGGTCTGCGAACTGAAAGCACCGGAACTCGACCGTGCCTTTGGTGAAGGTCGCATGGAAGTTCAGCATGTGGTAGCGGCTTCCGTTGTAGTGTGT